ACCTGCTCGACATCCTGGCCAATATCGAGCACTGGACCGGCTTTACGCGCAATTTCGGCCCGCTCTCCGGCGACGAGCCCAAGCTGCGCAACGCGCGCGAGCGCTACTTGCTCACCGTCTTTGCGATGGGCTGCAATCTGGGACCGACCCAGGCTGCACGGCATCTTTCCAATGGCGTGACCCCACACCAGCTGTCCTACTCGAACCAGCGCCACATGGGGCTCGAACAACTCGACAACGCCTGTCGCGACCTCACCGAGCTTTACCTGCGCCTGGAGCTTCCGAAGCTGTGGGGCGAAGGCAAGAAGGTGGCCGCCGATGGTACGCAATACGAATTCTACGAGCAGAATATGCTGGTCGGCATGCACTTCCGGTACCGGAAAAAAGGCGCCGTGGCGTACCGCCATGTGGCCGACAACTACATCGCCAACTTCAGGAGCTTTATACCGCCAGGAGTGTTTGAGGCGTTGTACGTTATCGAAGGCTTGATGAAGGCGGGATTGAGCGTCCAGGCCGATACGGTGTATTCGGATACCCACGGCCAGTCGGAAACCGTCTTTGCCTTCACGCATTTGCTGGGTATCCAGCTGATGCCCCGAATCCGCAACTGGAAGGACCTGAAATTCTACCGACCGGCAAAGTCCGCCTCATACAAGCACATCGATCGGCTGTTCACCGACGTGGTGGACTGGGACCGCATCGCCGACCACTGGCAGGATCTGATGCAAGTGGCGATATCGATCCAGACCGGCCGTATTTCGTCGCCCATGCTGTTGCGCAAACTGAGCCATGAGGGCCGGCACAATCGCCTGTTTGCCGCGACGCGCGAACTGGGCAGGGTACTGCGCACGGTGTACTTGCTGCGCTGGATTTCCAGCAAGGAAATGCGCCAGGAAGTGACCGCGACAACGAACAAAATCGAGTCTTACCACGCCTTCACCAAATGGCTTGATTTCGGCGGTGACGTCATTGCCGAAAACGAATTTAACGAGCAGCAGAAGCGGCTACGCTATATCGACCTGGTTGCCTCGGCCGTGATCCTGCAGAATACTGTCGATATGATGAAGATCATGCAGGAAATGCATGCCGCCGGAGAGCCTGTTTCCGCTGCCGATGTCGAATTTATGAGTCCGTACGGCACCTTCGGTGTCAAACGATTTGGCAACTACCACCTGGATATGAAACGGCCACCGGAGGCGTGGTTGAAGGAGTGGCAATTCAGACGGGCGGCAAAGCAGGCAAAGGCGGCCGCATCCGAGAAAAAGCGAAATGATCAACCAGGAAACACCCCATGACCGACACGTCCAGTACCATTCCGACTGCTTACGGCCTCGTCGATATCGCTGCTCTTGACGAGCTGCAGGCCAGTTTCGATACCAGCATGCTACTACGCATGGTCGACGAAATCGACGCCGCAGCATCAGCTGCGAGAGGGGAGGACAGCCTGCGCGAAATGGTACTGCGCCTGCATGCAATGGCCCATACGGTGATCAACGGCGCCGGCATGTCTGTGGGCACCGACGCTGAAACGCTGCCGGAGCTGGCGGACGCGATAGTGGACGACATGAGGGACACGGTCACGCGAATGCGTACTTGGATTGCCAGGTTGGAGCCACTTCTGAAGTTAGAGCCGCGTCACTGATTGCCAACGGCCGAAAGGCTGAACGCTTCTTTATGCGCTATTCAGCCTAAAATCTTCCGCCTTTATTACTTTTACGCTTATGTGCTATTACTGGCCTTATCCCGGCTGACCCTCTATATGGGTGCTGTTGTCTCTCTTGCTCTGACTTTCTGCGGTGTTCTTGCTCGGCTCGTCGGCCCTCTCGCTATGCGAGTGATGCTCGCAATGGGTATCAGTTTTGTGACCTATAAGGGTGCGGATACTAGTGTGAATTGGATACTGGATAGCATCCGTTCCAATACTAGTGGGATGCCTGCGCATGTAGCTGGCCTGCTTGGTTTCCTCTGGGTGGATCGTGCTATCTCAATGATGTTTGGCGCTTTTACAGCCTCCATAGCCGTGCGCTCGGTGAATGGCTCCATTAGTCGCATGGTGGTAGGGGGTACTAAAAAATGAGTATTCGTTTGCACACTGGCTTGCCTGGTCACGGCAAAACGCTGATGACGCTTGATATGGTCAATGAATGGGCTACACGAGAGGGCAGGGAAGTCTACTATTCGGGCATCAAGGATTTAAAACTTAGCTGGCAAGAGATCGACCCGAAAGACTGGAAAAAATGCCCTCCTAAGTCGATTGTTGTGATTGACGAGGCACAGTTCACGTTTGGCAAAGTCGCAAAGGCTGACGATGTGCCACACATTGCCGATCTGACCGTGCACCGGCATGGCGGCATTGATATTGTGCTTATCACTCAGCACCCCATGTTGCTTGATCCGTTTGTGCGTCGCTTGATTGATAAGCATGTGCACGTTGTACGGCGCTGGGGTTCGCAGGCTGCAACGCTGCATGAATGGGTTGGTGTTGGTGATGGCAATAATCGCTTCTTCGTCTTGTTGCACAGCATTGCCGGATGGGTCGAGCCAATCGGCTATCAGTTCTCCAGCTTCGTCGCCAGTGCACTGATCCGCGTTCCGGCAGACGAGATCATGCATCTGTACATCCCTGACCGCATTGGCCAGACGCGCGGCGTTCCGTGGTTCCACGCTACGCTGAAGCGGCTGCGCGACATGCAGGGCTATGAGGAGGCCGAGATCGTTGCAGCCCGCGCGTCGGCATCGATTGTCGGGATCATCGAAAGCGAAGAGGGGCTGGTTCCTGATGACGTGGGCATTGATGATGGTGAGCATCGGGCGCCACCGACACTGTCGATGGAACCGGGCACCTTCCAGCAGCTGCAGCCTGGTGAGAAGTTCACCGGCTTTAACCCGTCGCGGCCAAATGCAAACATGGACGCCTTCATGCGTTTCATGCTGCGTGCGTTCTGCACGGGCGTCGGGGTCTCGTACTCCGGCGTTTCTGGCGACTGGACGCAGGGTACGTATTCCAGTCTCCGGATATCGATGCTGAAAGATCGCGATCTCTGGCGGGTTCTGCAGGGCTGGTTCATCCGCAACTTCCGCAAGCCTGTGCACCGAGACTGGCTTGAGGCTTCTGTGTTGGCTGGCGTTCTTCCATTCGCGGATTACTACACCAAACCCCGTAAATACTGGGCAGTTCGATTCAAGCCGCGTGGCTGGTCGTGGATTGATCCGACGAAGGAAGTTGAAGCGTATCGCAAAGCGGTGCGTGCTGGCTTCATGACGGTCTCGGATGTAATCAGCACAACGTCTGAACATGCGGATGCGGAGGACGTCTTCAACGAGCGGCGCGCTGAGCTGGACATGATGGCTGAGCTAGACCTGGTGTTTGACACGGACCCTGCTCAGACCGATGTGAAGGGGGCTGTGCAGACATCGGAGCCACCACAAGAGACTGATGTTCCGGTTCCGGGTGAAGATACGGAAGTTGAGGATCAGGAGGATGGCAGCCAGACAGAGTCCGGTGATGTCGCCCTGACAGAGTAGGGAAACTGTTTAATCAAGGAAGCCCGCCAGTGTGAACTGCGCGGGCTTTTTCTATTGGAGAGGCTATGTCCGACAAATTGAAAGAGGGCAGTAACACCATGCGTCCCCTGTTCCGCAGCTTCCGTCTGTCTTCGGAGCCCAGCTCCGATGCTGGCGTAGCTGTCGGGGTAGTTGACCGGGAGGCGCGCACGGTGACGTTCTCGTGTTCGAGCGAGGAAGAGATACCGATGTGGTTCGGTGTCGAGATTCTGAGCCACGATCCGGGCGCATGTGATCTGTCGCGCATGAATTCTGGCGGCGCTCTGCTGTTCAACCACGATGTGGATGATCTACTTGGCGTCGTTGAGAAGGCGTGGATTGGCTCGGACCGCCGTTGCTACGTGACGGTGCGCTTCGGCCGTGACGAGCGCGGTGAGTGGGCTATGGACCAAGTTGACGACGGCATTCTGACGAATGTGTCCGTCCGCTACAGCACCAGCGAATACAGCTATGACGTCGACAACGATATCTACACATCGACGAAATGGCAGATGCAAGAAGTCTCGTTCGTGACTATACCGGCGGATATGTCCGTCGGCGTGGGCCGCGCAGCCAATCAAGAAATCGAAGTTGTAGTCCGCAGCAAAACCCCGGCAGTCGCCGATAACACTGATGAAGGAAACAATATGCTCAAGAAAAAACAAATTCTGCGCAATGCCGCAGAGGCCGGCGCTTCGGCCGCTGGTGGCGCAGCTGCTGCAGCAACTGCTGCTCCAGTGGCAGTCACTGATCCTGCGAAGGTGGAAGCCGATCGCGTCGCTGAAATCGAGGCGATGTGCCGGACGCACAAGATCCCGGACGAAGTACGTAATTCTCTGGTAGTGCTGAAAGCTCCGATCGAGCAGGCGCGTGGCCACGTGTTGAATATCATGCTGGCTCGCAACAACGGCCTGGCATCGCTGGGCGCCAGTGCCAATCCTGATCTGACGGAGAAGGAAAAGTCGAAGTACAGCCTGATTCGCGCTATCAATGCCGCAGTGAATTCGCGTATGGGGGCCGTCGATGCCTGGAAGGAAGCTGGGTTCGAGCGTGAAGTTTCGATCGCAATCGCTCAGCGCTCCAAGAAGGATACTGCCGGCATCTTCATGCCGACCAACATTCCTTTCGCGGCACGTGCTGCGGACTATAGCTTTGGCACTGGCGCAGGCCTGAGCGCAACATCGGGTGGCTCGAACATCGTTGCGACGAATCTGATGAGCGGCAATTTCATCGAGCTGCTGCGTAACAAGGCTCGCGTCCTGTCGCTGGGTGCTCAGATGCTGTCCGGCCTGATTGGCAATATCGACATCCCGCGCCAAAAAGGTGCTGGATCGACCTACTGGGTTGGCGAAGGTCAGCCTCTGAATCAAACCGGCGCTCAGTTCGACAAGATCAGCCTATCGCCAAAGCATATCGGTGCGCTGTCGGTAATAACTCGTAACATGCTGCAGCAGTCCACGCCGGACGTCGAGATGCTGGTACGCGCGGATATGCTGGCCACGATGGCGCTCGGCGTCGATGCGGCTGCGCTGTGTGGCACGGGTACGGCATTTCAGCCGATGGGTGTCGCGAATCAGGGTGGTATCGGCTCAGTCATCGGTGGCGTAAATGGTGGCGCGCTGACGATTGATAACCTGATCGACCTGGAAACTTACGTGGCTACAAACAATGCTGACGATGGCAACCTCGCTTATCTGACCAACGCGAAGGCGGTCGGTACGCTGAAGAAACTGAAGTCCGGCCAGGGCCAATACCTGTGGACCAACTCGCCGAACGGTCAACGCTCCGGTACTCCTGGTGAGATCAATGGCTACACCGTAGCACGTACCAACCAAGCTCGCAGTAACCTGACCAAGGGTACTGGCACCAACCTGTCTGAAGTGTACTTCGGTGATTGGTCGCAGATCATTGTCGGCGAATGGGGTGTGGTGGAGATCCTGCCGAACCCGTATGCGGCCGGCATCTACGAAGCTGGTGGTGTTGAACTGCGTGTGATGCAGAGCCTGGATATCGGTGTGCGTCACCCGCAGTCGTTCGCCATTATGAGCGACGCCATCACCGGCTAACGCGGTATCCGCCTGCTTCAGTCTCAACCGCTGGATTGGTTAATCCCAATCCAGCAATTCATTCCTTCATTTATACGGAGATTTACATGGGCAAGTTATACACAATTCGTCAGGGCTTCAGCTTTCGCGACGACAACGGCGGCGTGAAAGTAGGTGGTGAGCAAATCGACCTGGAAGACGATGTCGCTAGTGAGCATGCGCATAAGCTGGAAGAAGTGGTCAAGCCAGCTCGTAAGCCGGCCAAGCCTGCGGTGCCAGCTTCGAATTCCCCTTCCAGCGCGAGCCAGTCCGGCGCCGATTATCAGGGCGGTGCAGACCAGGCGAGTGCAGGCGATCCGGCTTCGGCTGGCCAATCCGATTCCGCGGGTGAATCGGGCGCTTCGGCCTCCGATCCTGCCTAGTCATGATCGATGAGGATCTGAGCGGATTCCTCGAAGACCACGGCGTCGAATGCAGTGTCGGCGCCGTGGATTTCATGGGGATTAAGGATGCTCCGGACGAGGAAATCCCGGCAGGAGCGGTTTCCGCCCAGTCGAGTATGGCGAATTTGCGCATGCTCACATCCGATGTGGTCCGTGCTGGTATTAAGGCTGGCACGCCCATTCTTGTGGCCGGTCTGCCGTATAAGGCCCGGAATCCTATGCGCGAAGACGACGGCGTGTTCAGTCTCGTTCCGCTTTCCAAGGGGGCGCCATGAGCAGTATCGCTGATCAGGTAATCGCGGCCATGCAGTCTGCTCTTGTCGGCATAGCTGGGGTAGGAAGCAACGTCTACCGTTCTCGCGAGCTGGCGATACTGGTCGAGAATATGCCCAGCATCGCCATCATGCCGTCGGATGAAGAGACGACGGTATTCAGTTCCGGTGTGGACGATAACCAGATGACCATCAAGGTTGAGGTTAACGTGGTGGGCGATGCGTACGATGCTATCGCGGACCCGATCTGCGTTGCCGTACATGCTGCACTTCGGCGCGATGCTGGCCTTGCTGCCCTAATTACGCAGTTGCGTAAGAAGGGTAAGGAGTGGGACGCGCAGCAGGGGGATCAGACTATCGGCTGCGTTACGACGAAGTATGAGGTTCGATACCTCAGTGATGCCAACGACATAACTCGTTCGATTTAAACAACCAGCCCGCGTAATGCGGGCATTTTTTTTAGGACAAATACAATGCGCCATTTCGGTTCTGGTGTTCTGTGGGCGACCCCACTTCAGGATGCGTTCGGCAATGCGATCGCTAATCCGACCCCGTTCCAGTTCGGTGTCCTGCAGGATGTGGGCATCGATGCATCCTTCGACGATAAGCCACTTTACGGCCGCAATTCGTTCCCCGTTGATCAGGGCCGCGGCAAGGGCAAAATCAACCTGAAGGCGAAGTTTGCTGAAATCAATATTCTTCCGATGACTGCGGCCTTCTTTGGTCAAGCGGCAGTGCCCGGGTTGATTACGTCGTATAACGA